GAATGGGGAAATAGAGGTATTCACTATTGGGAAATAGCTGATACAAATATTGATCTAATTGAAGGACAAGTAGAATATAAATTTTTTAGAGCAAGTTCAGACGGTACGAGTGCAGTAACTACTCCTACTAATGGTATTTATGGTATATCCGATGTCCTTGAAGCACAGTTAAGATCTAATAGAACACAAACAACTCAATCGGATAGTCCAATGACTAAAGTTGATAGATCAACTTATGCTGCTTTTTCTAACAAATTATCAAAAGGAACTCCTAATCAATATTGGGTTCAAAGATTTATTGATCATGTAAGTATCAGTGTTTATCCAACACCAGATTCAACTAGTGCATCAAAAGACATGCATATATTTTTCATAAAAAGAATTCAAGACATTGGCGCTTATACAAATGCAACTGATTTACCATTTAGATTTGTGCCATGTATGGTTGCAGGTTTAGCTTATTATTTATCTATGAAATATGCACCACAACTAATTCAAGGAATGAAATTAGTTTATGAAGATGAATTTCAAAGAGCATTAAAAGAAGATGGTTCAGCTTCTAGTACATACATAACACCAAAAGTTTATTATCCAGGAGTATAATGGCAAATTACGCATCAGGTAAACGTTCAAAAGCAATATCAGATAGATCAGGTATGGAGTTTCCATACAAAGAGATGGTAAGAGAATGGAATGGATCACTTGTTCATGTATCTGAATTTGAACCAAAACAACCACAGTTAGAACCTAAACCGCATGGTGCAGATGCAATATCTTTAAGACATGTTAGAACAGATAGAACAGAAACTGCTGTTCCTAAAATGCTTCCATTAAATCCTTTTACTACAACATCTGGATCAACAACAATAACGGTAAAAGAACCTGATCACGGTAGATCTACAAGTGATACTGTAAGATTTAGAGATGCACAAAATGTTGGCGGGGTATTAGGGTCAACAATTAATTCGTCTTCAGGATATTCAATTACTAAAGTTAACGATGATAAATATACCTTTGCAACTGCAACAACATCTAGTATAACCGAAACAGGAGGAGGAGGCGCTGCATCAGCAGGGCCTGTAACAGTAAGCGCATGATAAATAAAATTTGGAATTGGATTAAAAATAAATTTAAACCTGAAAAACAAGATCCACATCTTGTTTTATACGAAGAAGTAAAACCAAAACATTGTGATCTTCACAAAAGATTTAAAAAAAGTTGTAGAGAATGTAGGGAGATAGTAGCCTAATGGCTTATACTTTAGCAAATTTAAGAACAGATATTAGAAATTATACTGAAGTTGATGACTCAGTTTTGTCAGATTCAGTGTTAGACACTATTATTAAAAACACAGAAAACAAAATTTATAGAGAAGCTGATTCTGATGATAATAGATTTTATGCTACATCACAATTAGTTACAGGTAATAGGTATGTAACTATTCCGTCTGACTTAAGATTCATAAGATATGCACAATTAAAAAATGCTGCAGGAGATCAAGTATTTTTAGAAAAAAAAGATACAAGTTATATGGCAGCTTATTATGATACTCCGGGCACACAATCAGGTTTTCCTAAGTATTATGCAAACTGGGATGCGGAATTTTGGGTAGTAGCACCTACACCAGATTCAACTTATGAAATTACATTAGCATATGTAAAACAACCAACAAGTTTAACTAATACAACAACCCCATCTGCGGCTCCAGCAGCTACAGCTGGAACTTACATATCGAATAAATATCAGGATTTACTTTTATATGGATGTCTGGTAGAAGCATATGGATACTTGAAAGGTCCTGCAGATATGTTACAATACTACATGCAGGCTTATCA